AAACACTGGCTGAAAAGGTTCTTCAACCTGTTAGAGACCACTACGGCAAAGGCGTCAAAGTCAACTCCGGCTTCCGTCACCCAGAAGTCAACGCCAAAGTCGGGGGCTCCAAAACGTCGGACCACTGCAAAGGCCAAGCCGCAGACATCGAAATCCCGGGCGTCGCCAACGCAGACCTCGCGGAGTGGATCACGAAAAACCTCGACTTCACGCAAGTCATCCTAGAGTTCTATACCCCCGGCATTCCTGATAGCGGTTGGGTGCATGTTTCCTACAATCCAGCAGACCTGAAAAAGCAGGTCTTGACCGCTACGAAACGTGACGGTAAAACTGTATATCTGCCCGGACTGGTAGCCTAAAATGCCCTTCATCAAACTTCAGTTTCGCCCCGGTGTGAATCGGGATAACACTAACTACACTGGTGAGGGTGGTTGGTGGGAAATGGACAAAGTGCGGTTTCTGTCTGGCTCACCACAAAAGATTGGCGGCTGGGAAAAGTCTACGCCTAACTTCATGTACGGCGTTTGCCGAAACATGTGGAACTGGATCACATCGTTCTCAGACAATTTTTTATCTTGCGGCACAAACAGCAAACTGTACATAGAGGCTGGTGGATATTTCTACGACATTACTCCTCTAAGAGAAATTAATCCTACCCTAACAACGCCAACTACAGATAACTGCGTAGACGTAACTAATGGCAGCACTACTGTAAATATAAACATCATAGGGCATGATGCTACAACAGGAAGTTTTGTAACTATTTCTGGCGTGGCAGGCACAGGCTCCCCAGCAGCGATTGGTGGCATCCCTGTATCTGAAATTAACGCTAACCATCAGATCATTGTAGTAGATGCAAATAACTTTACTATTACAGTAACTACGGCGGCTACATCTACGGTATCAAATGCGGGCGGCACGGCAATTACTGTTGACTTCGAAATTGAGCCGGGTAACGCAATTTTGACTGCTGGATACGGTTGGGGTACTGGCCCGTGGGGTCGGTTGGAGTGGGGTCTTGGTTCCGTTGAACCTGTCTTCCTACCGCAGCGTGATTGGTGGATGGATAACTTTGATAACGATCTTGTAGCCAACATTCGTAATGGCCCTATTTACTATTGGGAGCGAGGTACCACGGCTGATCCTTCTACTGCTTTGGCTACTCGGGCAACATTGTTATCTTCTTACGGAGGTGCTAGTGATGTCCCAGCGCAGGCTATGCAAGTTCTTGTCTCACAGCAAGATAAACATCTTCTCGCTTTTGGGGCCGTGCCTTATGGTTCTACTAGCGTGGCTGATTTTGATCCCCTTCTTATTCGTTGGGCTTCTCAAGACGATCCTTTCAACTGGACTCCGACCCCGACTAATTCGGCAGGCTTTCTCCGGGTATCTCGTGGATCACGGATTGTTCGGGCGTTACCCACCCGCCAAGAGATTTTAGTTTGGACTGATACACATCTGTATACCCTACAGTTTCTTGGGACAACAGATGTATTCACACTGCAAGAGTATGCAGACAACATTTCAATTGCTTCTCCACGGGCTGTAGCAACAGCATCAAACATTACATACTGGATGGGTCAGGATAAGTTTTACGCTTATACGGGCCGTATTGAAACGCTGCCGTGTACGCTTCGCCAGTACATTTTTGGTGATATTAATCTTAATCAAGCCGATCAAATTATTTGTGGTACTAACGAACAGTGGAATGAAGTCTGGTGGTTTTATCCAAGTGCCCAATCTAGTTGGAATGACAAGTATGTAATTTACAACCACCTAGAAAAGATCTGGTACTACGGCGAGTTAGAGCGCACGGCTTGGTTAGACACACCCTTGCGTCAGTATCCACAGGCATCTAACGGTCCTACTAACGCCAGCGTATCTTACCTATACAACCATGAAGACGGGCTTAATGATGATGGCTCGGCTATGACCGCCTACATCCAGTCAAACGACTTTGATATTGCGGATGGTGAGCAGTTTATGTTGTCTCGCAGGATTATCCCTGACATTAACTTCACCACATCTACGGCTGCTAACCCTGAAGTCACATTACAGATTCGGCCACGTAATTTCCCCGGATCAGGCTTTCAGTCTGGTGAGACTGCTGACGACAAAAAGGTTATTGCTACTTCAGTAGATGCTTATACTGATCAAGTATTTATCCGTGCCCGTGCTCGTCAGATGGCACTTAAAGTCATGTCCGATCAGTTAGGTGTTCAGTGGCAATTAGGTAGCCCCCGTTTAGATGCTCGTACGGATGGTAAGCGGTAATGGCACTTTCTCTTAATTTTAAAAATGCGCCGTTACCTAATCCACCAGCAAACTTTGACGCTCAGTACATACGGCAAGTTATTCGGGTGCTGGAGATTTATTTTGACCAACTGGATGCTTGGAATCTGCAGGTATACAACGCATTAATAGGATTAGGCATGGACCCATTTTCACCAACTTCTCTTGATGCGTTTGGCAGGCTGCGGGTTTCCCAGCCATATACTCTTTTTGACAGCCAGAACCGCTACGCTGCAGACAACCAATTTGACGTTTCAACAACCGGCACTGGAACTACAACATTTCTGTCCAATGAAGCCGCTATCAAGATGGAGGTTACTGGGGTTGGCGTAGGTTCAGTTACTCGTCAGACATACCGAGTGTTTCCGTATCAACCGGGTAAAGGTTTGTTGGTGCTTGCTACCTTTGTTATGGACTCTAGTATTAGTGCTAATCTGACGCAACAAGTTGGTTACTTTAATGACAGCAACGGCGTGTTCTTTAAACGCACTGGCTCAACTAACTCATTTGTACTGCGCTCTAGTTCTACCCCCACACCCGGAACTCCAAGTGATGTTCGTACAGTCAACCAAGCCGATTGGAATGGTGACAAGTTAGACGGTACAGGAGAGTCTGGATTAACGCTTGATCCAACCAAGGCTCAAATTTTATGGATGGACTTTGAGTGGCTGGGTGTTGGTTCAGTGCGTTGCGGGTTCATCATTGATGGCACGTATATTGTTTGTCATACATTTGAGAACGCTAATGAAGTTACCAGCGTTTACATGACAACTGCCATTTTGCCGGTTCGCTATCAAATCACCAGCACAACCGCCGCTGTCGCTGCTTCAATGAAGGCAATTTGCTGCTCAGTAGTTTCCGAAGGTGGGTTTGAGCAGACATCAATTGACCATGTGGCTAGACGAACCACAGTTCTTACCGGTATTGATACCACGGCAACTTTCTTCCCTGTTGTGTCTATTCGGCTGGCTTCAGGTCGCACTGGGGCGGTTGTTATTCCTAATCGGATACAGTTTTTGCCACTGACCAGCCAGAACTACGAAGTAGTGTTACTAAAGAACCCAACACTTACTGCTGCAACTTGGGCGTCCACCGTGCCATCAGACTCTAATGTGGAATTTGATGTGGCTGCTACTGCTATTTCAAATATAGGAACAATCGTTCAAACCGACTATGTAACCTCTACCGGAAGTGGAGGTGTCTCGGAGACAAGCCTTCCAAACGATTACAACTGGGACTTGCAGTTAGGTGCAACGATTGCTGGGGTAAGTGACATTTATACGCTTGCTGTCCGTACGGTCAGTGGAGCAACATCCGGAAGTGGGGTTGGATCTATATCCTTCTTTGACCTGACCCAGTGACACTAATTGACAAATCTAGGATAATCCTGCTATGGAACCTCAATACGCATACGCCTCCGCTCCTATGAACATGCCCCCCATGCTAATGGCCCAAGGTGGTCTTGCTGCTGCAGCGCAACAAGTTCAAGGTCAAGGTCGTGATGGCGACTCTATGCTGGTCCACATGACCCCCGGGGAAGTCAAAGGTTTACAGGCTCTGGCTATGGCTCATGGTGGGTCCCTAACTACTAACCCAACTACGGGTTTACCCGAAGCCAACTTTCTTAAGCGCCTTTTACCAACAATTTTAGGTGCTGGTTTGGCAATGACTGGTGTTGGTGCGCCTATGGCTGCTCTTCTAGTGGGGGGTGGATATGGTGTGGCTAAAGGTTCTCTCAAAGAGGGCCTTATGGCTGGTTTGGGGGCTTATGGCGGGGCTGGATTAGGTGCTGGACTGACTAGCGCTGGGAGCGCTGCGGCTAGAGAAACGGCTGCTCAAAATCTTTTAGGAAGTGAAGCCACTCAACAAGCAATCACCCAACAAGCCGCTGCTCAAGGGATCGCCCCCAGCGAAATAGGACGAGAAATGGCTGCTGGATTTACTCCTAACAGCGTGGCAAATTTAGCAGGAACCAAGCAAGCGGCGGCAGCAAATTTTGCTGCTATGTCTCCTACACAACAGGCTATGGCCGGAACAAAGGCTCTTGGATCTAGTGTTGGGCGTGAAGCCTTTATGCAAGGTGTAAAAGCCGTTCCATATGCTGGCACTGCGGCAACTGTATCTGGACTTAGTGCCGCAGCCGAGCCACCCAAAGCGCCGGAAATGTCTCCATCCTATTTACGCCCATTTGGTTTTTCGTATAACTCGCAAGAGGGCGCTTTTACCCCATCACCAACCCCCGGTGATTCATCTGAACGGCGATATTTTGACCCTACATTTACACCTCTTCCCATTCAACGTGTTGCCCAAGGCGGTGCAATCGTAGATCCTACAGATGAAATGTCTCAGGATGGTGGGTATAAAGAGGGTGGAGAGGCTGGACTTGGTGCACTTGCTAAAAAACGAAAGTTATTAGCGGGCGATAAATTTTATAAATTTGCAGATAGTCGTCGAGATTCCAGCATGGAAGCCGCTATGGAACAAAACTTTGCTGCTGGTGGATTACCTCCCCGGTTCTTGTCGGGTGGTGGCGATGGCATGAGTGATTCAATTAAGGCCAATATTGACGGAAAGCAAGAGGCCCGTTTGGCCGACGGTGAGTTTGTAATACCTGCAGATGTAGTGTCGCATCTTGGCAATGGTTCATCCAAGGCTGGGGCGAAGAAGTTGTATGCAATGATGGACAAAATAAGAAAAGCAAGGACCGGTACTAAGCGTCAAGCACCGGCAGTCAACGCAGCAAAATACATGCCCGCATGAACTACGAGATAACACTAGCAAATTTTAGAGAGACATATAACGAATTAGAACCACTTTACAGACAGCATTACTCAGAGATGGTTGAAAGGCTTAAAGCCGATGGAGTTGACGATTACTCTCCATACAACCCAAGACTTGATGAGTATGTCAGAGCAGGTGATGGTGGTTGGTTGTTGACTTTTGTATTACGGTTAGATGGTAAGGCGGTTGGGTATAGCAATGTTTATTTGACTAACGATATGCACAACAACGACCTGATAGCCCAAGAAGATACGATTTTTGTTTTAAAAGAGCATCGCAACGGAGTAGGGAAAAAGATGGTGAAATTAATTCTTGAAGAGTTGCGTAGCCGTGGAGTAAAACGAGTTTTAGTGTCAGCAATGACTGATCTGAGAGTTGCAAAACTTTGGCGTCGTATGGGTTTCAAAGATGTTGCTACTCAAATGATTTACCAATTTTGAGGTAATAAAATATGTGTTCATCGTCAGCACCAGCGCAGCCAACCAGTACGTCACAAACGACGATACCTGAATACGCTAAACCATATGCGGAGAAAATGCTTGGTAAGGCTGAAGCCTTAACCGAGTCTAAATATGAGCCGTTTAAAGGTCAACGGATAGCAACTACAACCCCCGGACAACAAGCCGCGCGTGAGTCAGTTGCTGGCATGCAGGCTCCGGGTCAATTTGGTACGGCTACTGGATTGGCTGGATTGGCTGGATTGGCTGGATTAAGTGCTGGTCAGTTTCAGCCGGGAACTTTTGATGCACCACAAGTTTCTGCTCCTAGTTTGACTCAGTTTCAAATGGGTCCAGCAAGTCGTGTAAGAGCCCCTCAGTTACGTGATTTTGCGATGGAGACTGCACAGACTGTATTTCGTCCGGATCTTCAGACATTTCAAATGGGTCCGGCACAACAAGTTAGTTCTCAAGGAGTAACGGCCAGAGATATTGAAGGGGCAGTAACTGGGTTTAGACCAGATCTTCAAGCATTTCAGATGGCTGCGCCTGAGAGAATAGGTGCTACAGGAGTAACGGCTAGAGATATTCAAGCAGCGCAAACTGGATTTAGTCCACAACTTGAGCGGTTCCAGATGACTGCTCCTGAACGATTTGGTACTGAAGCCGCTCAACAATACATGTCGCCGTACATGCAACAAGTATTGGATGTTCAAAAACGTGAAGCCATCCGTGATGCACAAAAATCTCAACTAGCCCAAAACTTAGCCGCCGCTCGTCAGGGGACTTATGGTGGCGCAAGGCAACTTCTTGCTACAACGGAGCGTGAGCGGGCACTTGGTACTCAGTTAGGTGACATACAAGCCCGTGGTTTAGAGGCTGCTTATGGTCAAGCACAGCAGCAGTTTGAGCGTGATCGTGCCGCTCAGATGGCCGCTCAAAGAGAGAACCTTCAGGCTGCTCTTGGTGTACAGCAGTTAGGTACACAGACTGGGTTGCAAACGGCGCTGGCTAATCTTACAAATGAACAGCAAGCCCGAGTTCAATCTGAGGCTAATCGCCTTCAGGCTTCAGGAATGTCTCAAGATGCTGCCTTGCGTGCGGCGTTGGCTAACCAACAAGCCGGACTTACTACTGCCCAACAAAATCTTGCTGCTCAACTTGGTGTACAACAGTTAGGAACACAGACTGGACTGCAAACCGCATTAGCCAATTTAACTAACGAACAACAGGCTCGTGTTCAGTCTGAAGCAAACAGACTACAAGCCCAAGGTATGTCTCAAGATGCTGCTTTGCGGGCAGCATTGGCTAATCAGCAGGCTGGTCTCACAGTCGGTCAACAGAACCTCGCCGCCCAACTTGGTGTACAACAATTAGGAACACAGACTGGCCTGCAAACGGCACTGGCTAACTTGTCTTCTGAGCAACAGGCCAACGTACAAAATCTGGCTGCGCAGTTACAAACCCAAGGTCTTAGTGCAGATCAGGCTCTTCGGTCTGCGCTGGCTAATCAGCAGGCCGGACTTACGGTGGGTCAGCAAAACTTGGCCGCACTTCTTGGCGTTCAACAACTTGGCGCACAGCAGGGGTTACAAGCACAGCAACTTAACCAACAGGCGCTCATGGAAGCACAGCGTCTTGCAGAACAATCTCGTCAGTTTGGTGGTACGCTTGGTCTTCAAGGTGCTCAGGCTGCTACACAAGCGGCTCAAGTTCTTGGTGGTCTTGGTGGTGCACAACAAGCCGCTGGTCTTGAATTGGCTAAGGCTCAAGAAGCCTTTGGTGGTATGACCCAACAAGAACGCCAACGAGCACTTGATCAGGCATACCAAGATTTTATTACGCAACAACAGTATCCATATAAACAACTTGGATTTATGTCCGATGTTCTTCGTGGATCTGCAAACCTTGCGGCTACAGGTGGTAAAACTGTTTATGAAGCACCTCCATCTTTATTGTCACAACTAGGTGGTGCAGGACTTGCTGCTGCCGGTGCTTATAAGTTATTAGGTTAAGGAGACAAGAATGTTTGGTGATGATGATTTAGACATGACGTCTCCGGCTCAAGTTGCTGAAGCCTACGGTGGGGATAAACGTAAGATAGGCCAAGCCGTTCAAATAGGTTTACTTGATCCTACGATTGGCGTAATGGCCGGTATGTTTATTGACCGCATGCGTGCTGCTGCCGTTAAAGAACAGCAACCTAATACTACTGTAGCGCAAGATGTTATGGCTCCTGCTATGGCTCCTACAATGCCCGCCGCTGGTCTTGCCGCTGCCCAACCTGCACCTCCCGTACCACAAGCACCGCAACAAACTGTTATGGCTGCGGGTGGTGGCTTAATGGATCTTAATGTGCCTGATGCTATGTATGACTATGCAGGCGGCGGCATCGTTGCTTTCCAGAATGAAGGCTTTGTAGATCCGATATTTTCTGCTACCCCTGATGAAATGATGACGGCTCCATCGGGGGGCGGTGAGTATCAAAGATTTACAGGTGATATGACTTTGCCTGAACTTCAAGAGTATTACCGTTCTGGCAAAGTACCTGATCGTTTAAAAGGACAAGAACCAAGAGGGTTTGGGTCAAGAGGTGCGCCTTTGCTTGGCGATTTTGTTTTTAGTCCTCCCAAACCTACTAGAACTAGGGAAGAAAGATCTACTGATTCCGTTGTTCCTGCTGCACCATCTCGTCGTCAAGCAGATACAAAGGCTGAAGACAAAGATGTTGTGGATCGTAAAAAAGAAGAAGCAGCACAAAAACCTGCGGCAGAACCAACTGATTATGCTGCTATGGTAGAAACTCTTAAGAGACGATTTGGTGTCTCTGATACTCCAGATGCTGCTGCTCGTGAGGCTTTAAGTAAATACCGTGAGCGTCTTGATAAAGATATTAGTAAAGCCGGAGCCCTTGGAATGATTCAGGCTGGTTTGGGTATTGCTGGCGGTAAATCGCGTTATGCACTACAGAATCTGGCTGGTGCTGTACCCGGTATTAGTGAATACGCTAAGTCTCTTGAAGGTATACGTAGAGAAGAAAGAGGTCTTATTGATGCCGAGGCTAAACTGGATGAGGCCGCTAATGCTCGCCGCCGTGGTGATATGGACACGGCTATACGTCTAGAGAAAGAAGCCAAAGAACTTGGTCTTCGTGAACAAGGACTTGAAGTTCAAAGACGTCAGGCCGCTGCATCTGAGCGTCAGGCTGGCCGTGTTGCTCCCCAAGTTGAATACGTAAGAGAGTATGCTAAGGCTAAAGGAATTTCATTCGATCAAGCCGCTAGGGAAATTGCTGAAATGCAAGGTGAAGCCCGCAATCCTATGAATGCAATACTTGCTGACCGATTTAGGTCGGCTGCTCAAGGTGGTAGAGGGCAGATAGATATTAGAGATTTAATGGAAAAATACCCCGGCTTTACCCCAACAAGGTAATTATGGCTTCCCGGTCTGAAAAGATTATTTCTAACGTACGTACGTTGGCGGCTGCGGGTGCGCCTAACGAAGATCTTCTACGATATTTAGCCTACGAAGGTGTTTCTGGTGAGCAGTTTAAAGAGTTACTAGAAGGCCCAACTCTATTTGGGCAGGCCAAAGAGTTCGTAAAAGGCATTCCTGCTGGATTTGTTGGAACACTCGGCACTGCCGTTGAAGGTGCCGCCGCTCTATTACCCGAAGAAGCCGAGAAGGCTGTAGTAGGACGTACCCGTAAGATTGTAGAAGGTCTTACACCTGAAGCCGCTCTTGGGTACGAAGATACTGTAGGACGCAATCTTGGTCAGGCTGTTGGTTCAGTAGGATCTTTTTTAGTTCCCGGTACGCTTGGTGCTAAAGCCTTGGGTGCTGCTGGGGTGGGTGCTCGTACTGCCGGTACGATTGTCGGTGGTGGTGTAGGTGCTGCGGCTGGTGCTGGTGAAGCACGGCAAAGGGCTGAAGTTGAAGAGGCTACCCCTGAAGAGCGAGCAGAGGCTACGTTCTTGGGTATGTTTCCCGGTGCGTTGGAGGCCCTGCCTACTGCCCGTCTGTTGCGTTTCCTTGAGCCTGCTGAAGACATCGTTACTAAGATGCCCAAGGCGCTTAAATCTGACATCATGCGTCGGGGTAAAGATGTGCTTACCACCGCAGGTATCGAAGGCTTACAGGAGTTTGCACAGGGGCTAGGTCAAAACTTAATTGCTCAAGGTGTGTATAAACCTGAGCAGGAACTACTTGAAGATCTTGGAGAGCAAGCCGCTTATGGTGCGGGGGCTGGTGCGATTGCCGAAGTAGTTATGAACATGGTGCTGGGACGTAAGGCATCAACTACTCGGGACAAATTACTTAAATCTGAAGAACTTAAAGAAGAGGAACCGGCCAAGCCAAAACTTCCGCAGGATATGTCCTATGCGGATCGGGCACGAGAGATAGCCACGCTTTCTGCTGGTACGCCAACCCCTGAAGAGCAGGCACGTATTGATGAATTAACCCAGTTTAATGAGGCTGAGACTTACTACAGAACCCGTCCCCCTGTAACTGAAGCCAAAGATTTAGAAGATCAGATTAAGCAGCAAGCCGCTGTTCAGGGTGAGTTCCGTGAAATGATGGGTGAAGATGTTGGATATTTACCCGGAGATGAGTTTGCTGGACCACCTATCCCTGAAGTCGAGTTTCCAACTACTCTTACCGCAGATGTATTAGATAGCACAGGGTTAAGTAAGCGGTCTGGCTTTTACAAACAGTTATTAGATAAAGATCTCACCGATCCCAAAGATCAGGCTGCTGTCGGTGAGATATTGGCTAAGGTTCGTGCCAATCCTAATTTGTCCGAGTCTACAAAAACTGCAGTTGAGCAGGTGGCTATGCAAGGGTTTGGTGCTGTCAGCCAACAGCAAGAACTATTTGCGACCCGAGGAAAGAAAAAGGGTGAGCCTACGCCGGGGGCTTTGCGTACAGGGGAACCTGCG